GTTAGAGGGTGTTGATATGAAAGTTAATAGACCTTATTCATATAAAGTAACTTTTTATGGTAATACTAGATTCATAAAAGAGCAATTAGAAAACACAAAATTAAGTGAATTAACATTTTTAGATAATGTAGAAATAATTTATGAAGCAACTGGAACTAATAGTATTCACGAATATTTAACTACTTCTAAAAATGTAACAATAAATAGTGTTAGTCATATACAACCAGTTGTCGTACCACTAATAACCCATACTGAAAGATTATATTATAATTCTAGCAAATATGATGCTTCTAGTAATCCTAGTGGATTTTATGGTCAATTTGCAGATGGTAATTTATATTATGACGCAGCAGACTACCCTTTAAATAGCGAAAGAAATGGAGTAAGTTGGGAACAATTAAAACAAGCTGTAAGAGTTGATTTTATATTAAAGGCAATAGAAGATGCTTTGAGTAAGAAAACTGGGCAAACTATAACATTTTCAACTGACTTTTTAAATTCATCTAATTTAGATTACTACAATCTTTATATGTGGCTTCATCAAAAAGAGGGTAAGATTAGACCTGTAGGATCTGAGGGAGAAATACAAACAAGAATAAATACATTCAACATAGGTACTTATATTTCTTATCAAACTAATGGATTTAAGGCTTTTACTGCTGAAGTTTTTAATGCAATAGACAATTCAACTGGTCAAGCGGGGAGTAAAATACAATTAGTCTTTAATAGCGAACTATGTGAAAGTGTAATAATGAATTTAAGTTTGATTAGTACATCAAGCACTATTGAGTTTCAATTATTAGTAATAAAAGATGGTTTTCAATATTTTAGCGATAGACTAATTCCACACACAAGCGTAGAAGATGGTTCTGTTCAAGTTGATTTAGATCCTGGTCTATATGAGTTTTTAATAATCACTAAGAGTACTGATTCAAGTACAATAAATTTTGATAGTGGTTTTAATTTATCTCTAACTCCAAGAATGGATTATCCTGATGACATTGGAATTCTACATCAAGATATATCAGCTGATGCAAAAACAATTCCTGGTGGTGCTAAAACCACTAATGTCACTCCGAACTTTTTAATGAGTCAAAACCTACCTGATATAAATATTATAGAATTTTTAACTTCTTTATTTAAGATGTTTAATTTAGTTGCTGAGGTAGAAAACACAAGCAATACAAGTAAAGTTATAAAAGTAAAAACACTAGATCAATTTTATGCTTCTTCAACTACCTCGTTAGATATTACTAATAGTGTTGATATATCACAAAGCAACGTAAGTAAATCACTACCATATACAAGAGTAGTCTTTAAATATGAAGATGTTGGTTCTATGTTAGCAAAACAACATAGTGAAATGTCAGGTATAACTTGGGGTGGAGAACTTTATGATGTCAAGGAACATAATGATGGTGCTACTCTATCTCGTTATAGTTCTGATTATGAAATAGAACCAGCTTTTGGTCATATGAAATTTGAGAGATTATTAGATGCTAATGATGGTGATGCTAGTACAGAATTAATGGTAGGGTTTAGTGTAACAAAAGGACAAGAAGATCCGAATGAATTTAATGAGGAAAAATATAACCCATATATCGGCAAACCAGTGTTATTTTACCCTATATTAAAACCAGTTTCTAGTGAAACCCCTAATACTATACCTTATGTATATAACAAAAGAGCTGCTAGTACAACAATTTCAACATATTTTATACCAAGTAATACTGTTAAACTAGAAACATCAGCGACTAATCATTTTGGAGCTGAAGAAAGTGAATGGGAAGTTACAGCTAGAGTGCCATCTTATGAAGATAATTTATTTTCTAATTATTATACGAACTATATAAAAAGTATTTTTCGCTCTAAAAATAGAATATTAAGTATAAAAGCAAATTTAACTAATGCTTTTATGAGTAATTATTCTTTAGCTGATAAAATTATTTATAGTGGTGATTCTTATTTTATAAATAAGATAAAATCTGATATAACAAATGGAAAATCTGATATAGAATTAATCAGATCATATAATGTAATTGATTTCTTGTGTTTAGAAACTTTATTTGAAGTAAGAGTGGAAACAATCACTGGTGGATATTTATATATATTTAATAATAAATATGGTATATACCAATTAAATAATGGTACATATACATTTAATAGTGTTCCATCAGCTCATCCAATAGCTTTTCATAACTCTGGAAAGACATCACTAATTACGTATAGTGGTACTGTTGTTGGTGGCACAAAAACAGGATTAGATGGTAATACATATACATATTATAGTGGGGATATTACTGTTGTAGTAAGTGGAGATTTTGGTACTATTAGTTATGAATGTTACAATCACGGTTATATGGGTGGTCAGAACAACATAACATATGACTCAAGTTGTTTAGTAGGTACAACCACACCACCAGTAACAGGAACACTAACGGTAGATGCAACAGATATTAGTGTAGATAGTGCATTAATAACAGCGGATCAAACTGACGAATAATGATAAAAGAAATAATTGAAATATTAAAGTTAGATGATTTTTATGGTGTTAGCGAAAGAGTTGATATTGCTAAAGGAAAGTATAAAGCTAAGCAAAATATGAAAGAATTAAAAGAACATTTTAAAAGAGTGGTAAATGGCAAAAGGTAAAAAATTAATATATACTATTCAACTTACTGATAAGGGTACTTTTCGTATTAAAGAGCTTGATAAAGAGGTAAAAGATTTAGGTAAAGCATTTGTCTCAATTAATGGTGATATACAAGAACATACCTCCATTATTCAAGGCACTATGAGTGCTTATGAGCAAGAGATTAGAACCCTAAAGACATTAAGAGATCAAACTGCTAAAACCGCTGCTCAATATTCAGAATACAACACTCAGATCGTAGGAGTTGAAAAGAAAATGAAGAAATTAACATCAGCTCAGATGTCTCAAGAGCAAGTAAATGCTCAAATGATTGCAAACACTGGTCTTGCTTCAAACACAATTGTAGAATTTGGTAGAACTATATCTGATGCACCTTTTGGTATTATTGGTGTAACAAACAACCTTTCGAACTTAGCAAATAACTTTGAATTATTAAGTGGTAAAGTTGGTGGTACTCAAAATATGTTTAAACTATTAATACGACAACTTAAAAAGGGTGGTGCTTTCGTTTTGGCAATTCAAGTAGCACTTGCAGCGATGACGTTATTTAGAGACGAAATAACTGAGTTTGTTATGGGTACAAAAAAAGCTGAGAAAGCTGTTGAGGAATTAAAAGAAGAATTACAAGATACAGATAAAGTATTAATACAATATATAAAAACATTAAAAAATGTTAATGTAGCATTAGCGGATCAACTTGAGTTAGTTAGATTTATTAGAGAAGATTTTAGTACATTAGATAGTGCATTTAAAAATTCTAATGCAACACAAGAAGAACAAATAGATATAACAAGACGATATTTAATAGTACAACAGAAACTAAGTAAAAAAAATCAAGAGATTAATGAAGACTTAGAAAACTTAGACAAGAAAAGAGCAAAAAAAATAAGGGAAAACGAAGCAGAAATCAAGTATCAACAAAAGCAATTAGCACAAGAAATAAGAGAAAGAGATGCTATGAAAGCAGCAGGGCTAACAGCAGGTTGGAAAGATTATGATTTCTTACAAAAAATGATACCTATACGTGAAAAGCAAATTCAAGCGTTGAAAGAAGATAATGTAGAATTAGGTATAAACATTGAACTAGTTGCCGAAAGAAATGAATTATTAAGATTAACAGCTAAAATATTAGCTAACATACCACGAGACATTGAACTAGGTGATGATTTATTTAAACCTTTTATGGATGAAGAAACAAAATTTGACGAAGATTTAGGTGTAAGGGTAATGGATAGATTACTAGGAATTAGTGATAAAGAATTTAGAGAGGGGTTTGATGCAATAGAGTGGGCAGAAGAATATGGTTTAACTGATTCCTTAGATGATTTAGCAACACTTATAGATGAACATCAAACATTAAGTGCAGTTGAAAGAATTAATATATTACAACAAGAATCACTTACTAAATTAGAAATTTTATATGACCAAATAGAAGAAGAAACTGGTTTAAGAATAGGATTTGAAGAAGATAAAACTAAAATAGAAGAGTTTTACGCAAATAAAAGAATGATGATTGCTGACGTAGAAAGTCAATCAAAAGCTAAGAGTTTAAGAGTAGCAGCTCAAGCAGCTCAACAAGTAGGTAAGCTAATGCAACAAGTAGCAGAGGAAGATAAGGGATTAGCAATAGCAGGAGTAATTGTAGAAAAAGCTGCTGCAATAGCAAAAATAATTGCTAATAAAAGTATTGCAGACGCAGCTACATTGCCATTAATGGCTAACCCTGCAACAGCGCCATTAGCTGCAGTGCTTAGAGCAACAAATAAAGTAACAATGATAACAGGGATCGCAGCAACAACAGCTTCTGCAGTTCAAGCCATAAAAGAGATAAGAAACCCTGAGTCAGCAACAGCTTCTACTACTGCGGCAGCAGAGGGTGCAACTCCTCAGATCCAAGCACCTAACTTTAATGTTGTTGGTGCAACACAACAAAGCCAATTAGCACAAGTAATAAGTGGTCAAGAAGAGAGACCTGTTAAAGCATTTGTAGTTGCTGATGATGTTACTACAACTCAAGAATTATTAAGGAAAGTAGCTGTAGGTGCTTCTTTAGGATAAAACAAAATATATATAAAGAGTTATTTAAGTATGGAAAACATTATTGAGTTAATTATTGATGAAGATAACGAGATAAGTGGAATTGAAGCTATTTCAATAGTAGAGAACCCAGCAATAGAAGAAGAATTTATAGCATTAAAAGAGCATAAAGAGATTCGATTGGCAGAGGTTGATAGCGAAAAAAGAATTCTTATGGGACCAGCTCTAATTCCTAATAAAAAGATATTCAGATCTGGTGGTGATGAAAATAATGATTACTTTATTTACTTTTCCGAAGACACTGTTCGCAAAGCATCTGAGCTATTCTTTATTAAGAGCAAACATAAAAATTCAACATATGAGCATACAATTGACTTAAATGGTATGTCTGTTGTAGAGTCTTGGCTTATAGAAAACCCTAAAAAAGATAAATCTTCAAATTATGGTTTTGATCTTCCAAAAGGTACTTGGATGGTATCTATGAAAGTATTGAATGATGATATTTGGCAAAAAGCTAAGAATGATGAGGTAAAAGGATTCTCAATAGAGGGCTTCTTTGCTGATAAAATGGAAAGACCAAAAGAGAGTATAGAAGAAGAAGCATCTTTTGGTTGGGATAAATGTGAAAAGTGTGAAAATGAAGATGGTTGTGATAAATGTAAAGAAGAATTAAAAGCACAAAAGAAATTAGAAGAAATTATAAATAAATTAACATAATGCCAGGATATTACCCAAATAGAAAAAAAGATGCTACTCCAAGCAAGACAAGTCCTAAATCATCATCAAGAGGATGTTTATGCCCTGATGGTAAAACATATTCTAAAAAATGTTGTGATGGAACTCTTGAGGCACAAGGAGTTGGCAAAGTCTGAAAATACAACAAATCTTCTCTATATAGTTATTTTATAAAATCATAATATTATGAAAGCAAGTGAAGTAATAAATAGATTAAAAGACGTTCTTTTATCTTCTACTGAAACTGAGGAAGTAGTTGAAACTACTACAAAAGAGGATGTTGAATTAAAAGAACAAGCACCTGAGGTGCAAGATAAATCCGATCCAACTGATGATATAAGGGAAATTTCTTATTCTTCGGATGAAGTTAAATCTGAAAAGTTGGCAGAAGAAACTGACGAAGATGTTGACGTTGATGTTGATATTGACGAAAAGGAAAAAACTACTGAGTATGCAACCAAAGAAGAACTTTCTGAGGTTAGAGCAATGGTTGAGAAATTAAGAGCAATAGTCGAGTCTAAAGAAGAAGCATATGCTGATGTTCCACAAGAACTATCTTCGGAAGAGCCTGTTGAACCTTTATCTCATTCACCAGAAAACGAGGTAAGTGAAAAATTAGGTGTGAGAATATCGCCTAATCAAAGAGCAAATACTACTTATAGTAGAGTATTAAACGCAATAAGTAATAATTAATTTTAACCAAATAAAAAAGAAGAAAAAAGAATGGCAACAACAACTTCAATAACGACAACTTATGCTGGTCAATTTGCTGGGAAATATATCTCTGCAGCTCTTTTATCAGGTAAGACATTGGCTGATGGTAACATTACAATCAAGCCAAATATTAAATATAAAGAGGTAGTAAAAAAAGTAGCAACTGATGGCATCGTGAAAGATGCAACTTGTGATTTTGCAGACACCTCAACATTAACTTTAACTGAGAGAATTATACAACCAGAGGAATTTCAAGTTAACTTGGAACTTTGTAAAAAAGACTTTAGGTCTGATTGGGAAGCAGTAGAAATGGGGTATTCAGTTTATGATAACCTACCTAGAAACTTCTCTGACTTTTTAATTGCTCACACAGCAGATAAGGTGGCACAAAAGATAGAGCAAAACATTTGGAATGGAACTAACGCAACAGCAGGAGAGTTTGATGGCTTTAATGTTTTAGTAGCAGCAGATTCAGATGTAATAGATGTTAGTGGAACTCCAATAACAGCAGCGAATGTAGTTACAGAGCTTGGTAAAGTGGTAGATGCTATTCCAGCATCAGTTTATGGATCTGAAGATCTAACTATCTACGCACCAGCGAATGTATATAGGGCTTATATTAGGGCTTTAGGTGGATTTGGT